TGTTACTCGTCCGCCCGGTCGCAGCCTCGGGGTGCCTTTGCTGCTTCACTCTCCATTTGGCATACTTATCAGTAACACGCCTAAGCTTAACCGCATTGCCGCCAGGGGCCGATACGCCTTTGGCTTCGCCGCGCGTGCGCTTTCGGATTGTCTGAATAAGGTAGCCGCCGAGGTTTCGCATCGCTTCGGGCGAATTTATCTGAGCGATGATCTTTTGAAATGCACTGACAAGGGACTCGGTCCCCTCAAGCGTTGCCATTTCTCACCTCTGCTATGAGTTTATCAAGATCCCTCTTTAGAATATCGAGGAAGGGACGCGCCTTTCCCGGTATCGGCGACGGCTGGCCATACGTGCCGAGGATATTCCCTTCCGCTTTCCTTTCGACCAGGGAGCCCTTTCTAAAGCCCACAGTGATCTGACCAGACGGCGAGAGCGATGGAAGGAACTGTATGGCGTCAAGCATTTCATGACTAAGAGCGAGGTCAACCGGCCCACTTTCTGACACTCCTTTTCGCTTCGCATAGGCTTCCGTATATTCGCCAGCCTTGCCAGACCAGTCGCGGCCCGAGACATTCAAACCTTTTTTGCTTCGGTCCTGGATGAATTCAATAACCTTTTCTGCAAGCTCTGCCCGCATGTCTGGATTGAAGTCGGCTGGGATCTTAAGCTTTAGGTGTGTGTCACGGTTCCTCATCTGCCTGTCCCTCTAATGGGGTTTGACCTTTCGAAGCTGCTTTGATTGCTACAATCTTGGGTCTTTCCTCTTCCACTTCTGCCAAAAGGCTGTCTATCTCATCATCTTTCATTTCAGGGTTGAGAACGGAAAGAGCACGCCTGACAGATATGAGGCCCGCCGTTATCTCGGCTTCGAGCTCCTTAACGAGTTCGCCGCGCGTCTGAAGGGGAACAGGTCTGGTGAACTTCGTTACGACCCTTGCATCGGATGAGAATAGGGTACGGTTGGAAATAACGCCAGCCGCTACCCAGCGTGGGTGCATGTATCGCAGGAGCTTTTCCCAAAAATTCTTTTCAAACTGCTGATACACAGTGATCTGTCTTTTTATGCTCTCATAGGTATCGGCTTCGTCGATGATCTTACTAATGCCCGATGCTGCAGCGTCAGCTGAAAGACCGCCGATAGATGATGGTCTGAGGCCCTTCGATGAAAGCCATAGCCCCATGGTTGAACCTGCAAGCTTGAGCACCTGATCAATGTCCACGGTTGGCTTGATGCTGTCAAAGCTTGGGTTTTCACCCGTTGGCGATGACTTGAATGAAAGGATTGAATTCGGACTAATTTCTATTTTCTGATCATCAATATCAATCGCGACAAACATACTGAAAGCCTGAAATTTTACAGCATAGTTGAGGTCAGTCAATAGCAGAGGAATCAGTAGAGCCATGTCTATTGAGTCGGTCTGTATCTCAGGCATGACGTTGTCTTCAGAGTTATTGGCATAAACATACGGAGTGACGCCGTATGGATTTTCGCCAGTCTGCTCCATTTCCATCATCAAATCAGTCAGTATGTCCCCGCTCTCATTGATGATGACAAACTGGGAATCGGTTGAAACGTAGAAAACTTCCTCCCGCTGTCCCTGAGCGTTTTTCCTGGGAGCCATGAAGGTAATGATGACAGACGGCTCTGTCGGGTCCACATTGCTGGCGTTCATGATCAAAAACTGATGGTTTGGAATGGACCTGATAAAAGGGACTTTGAATTGCGATAGGCTTGAATCTTTGAGCCCAATGTTTAGGAGCGAATAAAGATAGGCGTTGAAATTCTCGTTATTCTTTCCAAGCTTTGCATTAAGGTTTAGGGTTTCTTCATACCACTGAAGTAGCTCTGTGTCCTGATCAGTCCCATTTTCAACCGATCTTACCACGGTTGACTGATATATCCTGGTCAATCGGTCGATGACCTTTCTGAATACGTTAATAGGCGCTTGCCTGTTGGCAGCTGAAAGGAAAGACTTCGTTCCAAGGTCAACCCGCATTCTGTTTTCAAGGAGGTATTTCATATTACCCTCCATGATCGAGAAAATATCGGAGTTATATTGAATGCGATCGGACTGTGACCGAATATACTTCGCAATTTCTTTTCTGAATTCCGGTTCAAACAGATTCATAGCTTTATCACCCTGCTTTCCGATTGATAGTCTTTGCAGAAGCAAACAGCGTAACCAATGGCAGTCGTCACATGCTGATACCGTTTGCTGTCATCCTCGATCGAAGTCCCTTCCTTTTTCCTCGCCAGCTTCATCCCCTGGTTAAGGACCGGACAGTCATGATACACAAAAAGCCTTATCTCTTTTTTGGCATTCTGACACATTGCGTTGACCGTTGTCCATCGCCTGACCAGCGGGGGGTTGGTTCGCGGTACGGCCAGCTGGCAAACGGCTCTGCGCTGCGCAAACCATTCTTCGATGAGCTCGTAATTCGACCTGAGCGAGTTGGATGAACGCGCCCGCCCTGTCGCATCGCCGTATACTATGAACTTTTGAAAGCCCTGGAACACGCCTTTTGCTTCCAGGTCGTCAAGGTTGTCAATGCACCATTTGGCATCGTCGATGATGCTTTCCTGATAAAAATGGAAGGATTGATCCTGCTTCAATTGGAAAACGGCGCAGGACTGGGGCTTTCCTTCGGCCGTGTTAAAGTCAAAAGCTATGCGAAGGGGAAGCGTCTTGTCTGGCTCGTAGCTCCACTTTCGAAAGTTATATTCTTCGGAATAGGCGTGGTATATCCCCTTCCCGGCAATGGATATCCAGCGGCCGCGCAGGTAGCGCTCTGCTTCCAGTACCGAATAATCCTGCATAAGCTGATCTGTATACACGCGGTCAAGGTATGGGTTATCGCTTGTGACCGAGTAAAAAACCTTCCGACTTTGGAATCTTTCAGCGCCTTCGATGAAATATTTGTACCAGAAGGAATCTGGCTCATCCGGATTGGTAGCAGCGATCAGGATATTCTGCGTGACTTGCGGGATACGTCTGAGACGGGCCTTCAGGATTTTAAACCCCGCTTCAAAATCATCCTCGTTCTCGGTCAATTCCTCGATAAGCACCATGGACAGTTTCAAAGATCGAAACTTTGCATAGCGCTGGTCCCCCCAGGTCACACTGAGAATGCGTGAGCCATTGATGAAGTCGATTTCCCCGGTATTGTTTCGCGCCGTAAAGTGCTCGCCCTCGATCATGCTGTCCTGCAGGTGCTCAAGGATTTCCCGAAATAGAGTTTTCTTAAGGTCGGGAAGCGAGCGCCGACCGATCGCAACGCAGGCTCCTGGGAATTCTATGCAGTGCCGAATTGCTATATGAGCGAGCAGGATGGATTTTGCACTACCTACCGAGCCTGACAAAAGTATCTCAGGCGTGAAAAGCCCGTAGTTATGGGTTTCGATGAACCTTAGAACGTCGCATTGATAACCGAAGGGGATAAAGCCGCTTAGGTTTGGCTTGCTGACAGCGGCTTCCATGGGTCACACCGACTTTGGATTGTATGCAAGGCGTATCTGATTCTTCGCGTCTTCCTTGTCTGGAACGACTTGCACGTTATCAGACCAGCCGCAGAGGTTTTTCAGACAGAATATCAGCATGCTCACGTTCCCGCCGAGCGCCATGGTAACGGCTTTGCGCTTCAATTGAATTTTAAGCGAATCCTTCCGCTTTTCCCTGTACTCGGTCATATTGCTGCACTCGAAGTGCTTCAAAAGCATGCGCTCAAGCGTGGCTTCGGATGGGACTTCAGTATAAACCGCGTCCTTTCCCTGCATGAGTCGGAACAGTTCCGTTCTTACATCGGGCCAGCTGGATCCCAGCTGCAGTAAAAGATCGCAGAGCATTGCTATCTGCGCCGTGGCTTCGTCGGAATGCTTAGGAGGTCTGCCCGCCATCGACTTCCTTTCCATTCCAAAATAATTTTTCGGTTTTATTTCCCGTATTTTTAGTAGAGCTTAAGAGGGATCTTTTTTCGATTTCATAAACTAATTTAAACCGACCATCATTTACTTGGTACTCAGAAATAAACACTGGAAATTCTGCAGATGCAGCCCAATTTAAAAAACGTTTTCGGTCAAAACTATTTAAGTAGTCTGCAGTTCCTTCGTAAGGTATATCACAATAAACTATGGATTTAGGCTTAATATCAATTCGGTCGTATGAACCGAAAGATAGCTGCAACCGCTCCAACTGCTGCAACCGCTCCAACTGCTGCAACCGCTCCAACTGCTGCAACTGCTGCAACTGCTGCAACCGCTCCAACTGCTCCAACTGCTGCAACTGCTCCAACTGCTGCAACTGCTCCAACTGCTGCAACTGCTGCAACTGCTGCATATCACCGCGTTTGCCGATTTCATGAACTACTTTTTGCCGAACAAATATTCTTTTTTGTTTGATAGTCTTCGCATAAACAGGCCATTTTTTAAAGCCTAGGATCTTCTCGGCAAACTCATCAAATTCATCAAAAACAATCGCCATATGAAATGACTTTTTAAATGGCTCTATTTCTTTTGAAAACAAATAACCTTTTTGATTGTTACCGAATGACCAAAGGCATCTTATGTAGGCGTCATTTTCTTTCCTCTTTTGAAATTCCTCACTCGATACCCAAGGAGGTAAAAATATATCGTAAGAGTATTTACCTGCGATAGCTTCCCTGACCAATTGCACGACGTCGGCTTTTATTTCATTGTAATGAAATGTTTTATACTTGTGACCAAATGTTTGGAAGGCGCAGTGTGTCATAGAAAAACCTCCGCCAAAGAGATCGTAGAAGTGATCTGCTTTTGGCAGTTTCATCAAAATAGAACGTGCAATTTTTGACTTAGATCCCATATAAGGAATTCCGTATTCACTCATACCTTCACCTTATATCCTCGCTCGTCTAACTCCGAGAATAACTCCTCCAACTCGTCCATGCTTTTGCATTCGACAGTCAATATCTGTTTTTTTCCGTTCCTATCAAGGTTTTCCTCTGGTGGAAGGTCCGGCACAAATTCGTCTATCTGAATATTAAAGTCCGGAAAATCATAATCAGCAAAATCAAATTCCTCGCCGTCGACAAATTCCAAAAAACCATCCCTTTGTATTTTCCCGTACTGCGATACGGCAAGCAGCACCAGTTTTTTTGCATCGCGATAGGTCTTTGCCGAAACAAACGAGCATGAGATAGGCGGGATCATGATCCCTTGCTTTCTCATTTGATGCAGAACGGAAACCCTTTGATGCCCGTCTATGATATAAATCACGTCAGCATTTTCCCAGACGTGGACTGTGAAGGAAAAGCCTTCCTCAATTATCGACTTTCTAAGCTTATTGAAATTCTTATCATCAAGGGTTTTCAGCTTTCCTTGAAAAGGTGTCAGCCGATCAATATCGAGTAGCTCGGTTTTCAGGATTCTATTTTTAATCGCACTGTCTGACATCAATGGCTTCCTCTATTGCCTTATCCCAATACTCGTTAAAGCAGTCCAGGCTGCAGAACCGTTCCCGCCGTTTCATGCTTCCCCAGTTATGCCCTTTTTCCTTGTGGCAATGGTAGCATTTCAGCTTGATTGGCAGCGGCTTTTTCATCTTTTTCAATTCTTTTCCCCTTGGATATAAGAGCCGAGCTTATCAAGTAGGGACGGCTCCGGCAAAGGGTTGACCAGCTGCGGCTGAAGGGGAACAATCGCGCCGTTGGAACAGACGCAGGCCGCATTGGATACGGCCGCAAGCTTATCGCCCTTCCCGCATTTATCCCAGCACCAGCGCCACGTGTACTTGAGCACCACGGTTTCAGGCGCTTCCCTGGCAGAGCAGGCGCAAAGCATGGCGAGGATGAAAATAAGCCTTCGCATCAATCAAGCTCCAATGTCACATCGGTCCGCTCGCTATCCTGCATGTCGGCCGTCACGCGGTCCAGTGCATCGGTGAGGTTTCGGAATACCACGGTAGCAGCGCCGCCGCCGAGGTCATCAATCGTCGTCTTTCCAGCTGCCACGGCTGCGAGCACGCGCAGGATTTCCTCACCAGTGATCGGTCCATCAATCGACTTTTGCCAGACCGCATTCGCCAGTCCTTCCGGTGAAAGCGGAGTCGGCCCGCCTGCAGCCGCTTCCATATTCGCAAGGGCTCCCAGTGCTGAAGACGATGAAACTATGACCAGCGTTCCACTCGCCGAAATGGGAATCAGTCCACCGAGTGATGCTGATCCAGTCATCGTCATGGATCCCGATGCAATCATGGCCACGGCTGATGAAAGCTGAGCCGAGCTTACGGTCAGAACCATTGCGCCAGCTGCGACCAGTTCCGCAAGTAGGGACATGGTAGCCGTTTGAACCGTGATCTGCATGGCTCCCGAGGCTGACATCGGTATGGCTGCAGTGGCGACCACAATCCCTTGAGTCAGTGCAGCGGAAGCTTCCGTATAGCTCGAAATACTCCCGGCTGTAGTCGGCAGGACGAAACTGGACGGCGAAAGGTGCCCGTTAGCGTATCCCCCAAAGATAGGCCCGAAACCGCCTACGAAGCGGCTGCGAAACCCGCCCTTGACGATGTTGCCAGCTTCTGACCCAAGGCCACGCGAAAAGCCTGGATTCTGGTAGCGGTCCCTGCCGTTTCTGAGCAGCATATCAACTCCATCCGAATTCTGCAGACCCATAAAAGTTTGTCGCTGCAGCCGTAGCAGCGCCCGCAAAGTAAAGCCATGTAAGGCAAGCGCCGTCTTTGATTTCAGGAAGCGCTGGGATCTGATTTAGAAAATCCCTTTCTGATGCCACCGAAACCGTCGTCAAAGGAATCGTGAGCAGCGGCTTTCCAAGGCATAGCGCAGCTGTCCCCGCGCCGGATGCAGCGGACAGGGTGAGCGTCTGGACCGATTGGATTCCGGTGTCCCCGTTGGCCAGTGGAAGGAAAGGCCCGTAGTTATTCGCCGCGGTTCCCGAGTGCGTGATATGCGGAGTGATGGCAGAGGCCGTGCAGGATACGGTTACGGGAAGCGTTCTGCCTGCAGTCCCTGCCGTGTTTGTATAGCTCAGTGCTACGTTGTGCGCGGTCGCGCCTGTGGTCGTAACGACTACCAGGAAAGCCCTGATTCCCTCGCCGTTGGTATAGCGCAAGGTCGGTGTTCCGGTGAAGGTCTGCGCTGTCGCGACGTTCATGTTAACGCCAGGGTAGTAGCCCTGAAGGTCGACCAGCATGAGCTGGCCGGGGACACCTGTTGCGACGGCTGTAATCGCAGAGCCGTTCAGGACGTGCTTTGTATCAGGCGTTACGTTCCCGCCGTGCCTCATCCCAAAGATCTGCGTCCCATTGCCCGCAGATTCATTGCAGCTGGTCCAGGCCAAAGCCGTTCCCGCCCAGGCGTTCGCGACGGGCGTACCGGCAAGAGGGGAAAAATCATACCAGCGGCCCGCCGTGTAAGCCGCGCCCCCTGTAATTTTGTTCCAGTCGTTTCTGTTAAATTTCCCGCCCGTGATCGAGGCTACTAGGTCATCAATCGAGGTGAACGGCATACCATGGTCCTTTCAGGAGTTAACGAACAGAAGTTCGGCGCGGTAGGCACCGGTCCCCGTTCCCCCGCGTTGGATAATGAAGTTAAGGCAAGCTCCCTCTTTTATCTCGGGAGGATACTGGCCGAAAATTGGAAGCTGCTTTTCAAGGCTCACGGATGCTTCCAGGATTGGAAGCGTAGCCAGTGGTTTAACGATCGCTGCGCAGACAAAGCCGCCGCCAGATCCGAGCATGGTCACGGACTGAATCGACCTCACGCCTGAATCCCCATCGGCCAGCGGAAAGAACGGAGTAGCCTGCCCAGCACCGCCGCCTGTTCCGATTCCGCTCGCGACCAGTCCTATAGCGGTTCCAGGAATAATGTTGGCAGTCGCAGTCCTTCCGCTCACACCATCCTGGTTTGTGTAAGTGATGGTCATCGGCGCCGTCGAAGCAAGCGGGGACTGCACGATTAGCACTATCCTCCCGTCGTTATAACGAGGCAGGGTTATCGGGTTATCCATGACCTGCTCAGACTGGTCATCGGTGTCCACCAGTGCATAGAACATGAGATAATCGAGCAGATATACATAGTCCGGGGGACCGTTCGCCGCTGTCAGCTGCAGGAACTGCATCGAAAGCAGGTGCTTTGACCGACCTGAAAGAAAATTCCCGGCGTATACCCCAAGGTTTCCAATCCCGACGAGTTCCGTTGCGGTGAGCGCAGAACCCGAGAAAGGATTGTACTTCGGCACGCCCGAGGATTGGTTCAGGTCGATAAAAAAACCCGCCGCTCCTTGCGCGGGAACGGTCGGCTTGAAAACATAGGCCCAGTGCATGTTTGCTGCGGCCCGCCTTCCAATGTCTGCAAAGCTCAAAAATCCCATGGATTAGTCCAAGGTGAAGGATAAAGCGCCCGCTGCAAACTGCGGCTGCACGCCAGTTGAGACGGTGATACTGGACGAAAGAGCCGCACGCACGATAATCGTTCCGGCACCGGACGCGGTATCGACGATGGAAGCGAACGTGATGACGTTGCTACCGCTCGTGCACGTTGCAAACTGTTCGAGGTTTGCGTTGCTGAGAAGGTTTCCGACCACGGAAAAATCAGAGGCCCTTGTGAGCACCGCGCGGGCATAACCGCCGTATGTTGCTTCGCCCGTGACCGCTGTCCCCGCTTCGCCTGGATCTGCCGTGTGAAGCGCAATCCAAAGGTTGGTATTGGCATTCCAAGGCAAGGCGGTTCCTACGAAGACCTGGTTAAGAACTGCGGTTTCAGCTGTATTACCAAAAGACATAGGCTTATCCCTTCAAATGAAAATTTAGAGCCATCCCATGGGAAAATATCCGTTACCCGACCCGCCGCCGCCCGGTCCTGGCGGCCCTTGTGGTCCTTCCGGTCCTGTTTCACCCTGCGGACCCTGGGGACCTGTCGCACCGGTAGCGCCCACCGGGCCTTGTGGTCCAGTCGCGCCGGTAGGTCCTGCGGGACCCTGCGCACCAGCCGCGCCTGCGGGTCCTGTCGGTCCGATGGGACCTTGCGGACCCTGGACGCCCTGCGTTCCTGGATTTCCATCCGCGCCTTGCGGACCGATCGGGCCTTGCGGTCCCTGCGTTCCGGTTTGACCTTGTGGCCCTGGCTCGCCCTTGTCGCCTTTCGGGCCGGTAGCGCCCGCAGGACCTTGCGCACCTGTCGCACCGGTCGGACCTGCTGGACCCTGGGGACCGGTCAAACCAATCGGACCCTGAGGACCTGTCGCGCCCGTTGCACCGGTTGGACCTGCAGGCCCTTGCGGACCGGTCGGACCTGGATCACCCTGGGGACCTTGCGGACCCACTGGACCCCCGCTAGGACCTTGAGGACCGGGAGGACCGACGGGACCCACCGGACCCTGCGGGCCTGCTATGCCTGGCTCTTTCAACTGGACCACGGTCGGATTGATTCCGATCGAGCGAATTTCAATTTTCGCCGTGCCCGAAAGCGGGGACGCGTTGACTATCGTGATTTCCGAGATGCTTTCAACGCCGCCAGTGATATCCCGGCGCGTGATGATGATATTCATCTCGTCACCTCGGCCGTGACTTCAAAGCGCCCTTCCAGGAGCCGCTGCACTTCACCGAGGCCGTTATCCATCTCAAGGTCGTAGTAGTAGTTCCACGCGGCGATTGCTTCCGTCTCGGCGGCTGTCAGGAGGATTGTGATGGTATCGGATGCGATTGAGGCCGATACCGTGGCCGTGATTTCAGAAGCGCCTGGCGCTGTTCTGATCTGCATCCGAGCGGTATAGCCTGCGATCGGAATAATGGCGTTACTTTCATCCCGAAGAACGATTTCCCGCTCGAAAGTAGCGCCCTGCTTGCAGTCATCGTTATTTTGCCGGGTGAAGTTATATACCGCCATTTGTGCTTACCTTCGGTATGGTTTTCGGAGTGCGAATATGGGGACTATAGCCCAGCCTTAAAGGCCAATCAAGACAGGGGAATGCAGGAATTTTGGAAAAAGAGCTTAATTTGTTATGAACTAATTCCGATAAGACTTGTAATGGTGGCGATGATGCAGCCAGGAAACAGGAGCCCAAAGCCATGACAAACGAAATGAAAAAACTGTTTATGAATAACCTTGTAAACGAATTTAAAGCCTTTGTTTTGGAAACCATCGACGAAGGAATGGCCGAGGAAATGGACCATCTGGAACTTTTGGAGGCCTGCATGATGACTTTTATCGAAATAAAATCCGAAGAATTCAAAGGAGAATAAACCATGAAACTTTTAACACTGATCAGTCTTCTGTCCCTCACAGCCTGCGGAACCGGTGAAATGTCAGACGCGCAAAAGGAAGCTGCGATTGAAAAGGAGGAACGAAGCGAGGAAATTCCAAGCCTGAAAGGCTGGCAGATTATGCCCGGTGCCGAGGATTCCTGCCTGGAAGTCAGTTCGGATAAGATCGTATGTAAGTCCGAATTCCAAGGCGGTGAGAAGAACTGCAGCGATGCCACTTTCAAATTCATCGTGAAAAAGGACGGCTATATGCACGTGCTGACAGTCGAGCATGTTTTCATTCGCCAGGGTGAGCCGCACACGGTTCGCTTTGAAGGGAAACCGGAAACCTTCAATATAGAATCCCAGGCAAGCGAAGAGTATCACGCATTTCAGTGCTATGGCTCAGGCGGTGAGGTTATCAAGCTATGAAAAAACGAAGGGTGGGCAGGCCGAAGGAAATCAAAGGCGATACGCTCCGATGCTGTTACAATCTGACTTTGCTGCAGGCCAATTTCATTGTGGCGCAAGCAAATAAGCATGAAGTCACCGAATCGGAAATGCTCAGGACATTCCTTGATTATCTCATGGCTCAATATGCTTTGCAGGAAGTAAAAAGGTAGGAAAAAACCCCGAACTCTGGGCACACACGAACGGGGTTTTTTAACCCCGCATCCAGGACTCGAACCTGATACAGCTGAGGTATACCTTTCGCTGCACGTCCACACACTACGGGATAAAAAGGGTGGGCCTTGCAGCCGGGATTCGAACCCGGAACCCGTGCGCTCCAGCCGAATCGACCATTCATGCGCGGCCCTTCGCGAACTCCGATCATCATCAAATCCAAGGGAAATTGCAAGGGCTATTCCCCGGTGGTCTTTCCTTCCTTCTCAGGAGCCAGCTTTTCCTTTTTCACATTGTACTGACCGCCGACGACGATCCCCCATTTTTCGTATTGAAGAACGCCCGATTCACTCCACTTTCTTTCGACATTGATTTCGACCTGACCCTTTGCGCCCGCCTGCAGGCCGTCAAGGATTTCGGTAAGGGATGCGAGGGAACCGCCTGCGCTCGGCGGCGGCGTTACAGGCGGCGTGGTATTCGGCTCGCCCGTTCTATCGACCGCTACTTTCTTTCCGAACATTTCCACGTTCACGAGCTTGCCTGCGAAGTAGGGATCATTCTGAAAGATCTGCGTTACCTCTTCAATCTTCGCTGCCTCATACTGTTCCTGCAGGCTCGGGAAAGAAAGGTCCCAAGCGGCTCCCGGCAAAGGGGAAGCAAAAAGCATTGCGGACATGATCAGTTTTTTCATCTCAGATTTCCTCTTTTTGCAAGTCCATCTTATGCACAAAGATTCGGCGAAACGAATCACCGAATATCGAAGCAATCATTTCGTTCTGCATTTCAATATAGTCATCCGATATTGATTCAAGGGCTTCCATCTCCGAATCGAAGCGGAAATTCCTATTCCCCGTTTCAAGCATGGATCCTTTCACGATGCAGTAAACCACGCTCCACTTCCCGCCCTTTTCCAGAATAACCTTGTTTCTCATCTCACCCACCTACCCCAAACCATGAAGCAGCCATGCCCGCCACTTTTTTCCTTGCCATGGGTTGAGGCAGGCGGTTGATCATTCGAATCACGTCGGC